CTGTGCGAAACAGCCGTGGGCAGCCGCAAATACCCAAGCGACAAGGCCATCAAGGAATGGTGCAAAGCCTACCGCGAGGGCGGTATCACGGCCCTCTTGCCGGATCACAAGGGCCGCGTGGTCGAGGCCGCCGGATGGTGGGGGCCAGCCCTGGAGTACTTCAACCAACCCGGCAAGCCGGACATGTCCGCCGTATATCGCCGCCTCACCGAAGTGGACGGCTTTGCCGTGACCTACGACCAAATCCGAAACTACCTGACAGGAGTCCCCGCCATGATTGGAAGAAACAGCCCGGCCCGCATCGGCAAGAACCTCTACCGCCTCACCGAGAAAGCCTTCATCAGGCGCAGCACCGAGAACGCCCTGCCCGGCGACGTGTACGTGGCCGACGGCTACCGCGCCGACGTGTACCTTGCGCACCCGCTCACTGGCGACATCTGGCGGCCCGAGCTGACCGTGGCGATAGATATGCGCAGCCGCTACTGCGTGGGCTGGCGCGCAGACGAACACGAAGGCACCTATGCCGTGCAGAACATGTGGGCCGAGTGCTTCGCGCGCCACAGCCACGTGCCGCCGTTCATCTACGTGGACAACGGCAGCGGCCACAAGAACAAGCTGATGAGCGACGAACTCACCGGATTCTATTCCCGCGCCGGCGTGCAGCAGATCATCCATGCCATACCCGGCAACCCGCACGGCAAGGGCTGGGTTGAGCGCTTCTTCCGCATCGTCCGCGACGACTTTCTCAAGCTCTGGATGCCGCAGTTCTACTGCGGGCCGGACATGGCCAAGGAGGCGCTCGACCACACCGCGCGCGAAATCAAGGCGGGCCGCTTGATACCGCCATCACTGGCCGAATTCGCGGCGGCGTTCAACGCCTGGCTGGAGCGCTATCACGCCCGCCCCCACCCCGAGGACAAGGATGTGACGCGCGCTCAGGTGTGGGCGGGGCTCATACCGATCCCGCCGCATGCCAGCGTGCTGGAACTCAAGCGCCGTGCCGTAACGCTCAAGGTGCGGCGCGCCCAAATAAAGCACCAGAAGCGCATCTACATGCACCCGGAATTGCACGCCTTCAACGGCCAACCGTTGCTGCTCGAATACGACCTGATGAACAACAGCATCGCGGTTGTCAGAACCATTGATGGCAGATGGATTTGTGATGCGCATCTGGTCAACGCCATAGACGCTATCGAGCCGACGCGCATGGAAGAGGCCAAGAAAAACCGTGCCGAAGACGCCATCAAGCGCTTGGAGAAGAAGATCACCGAGCAGAAGGCCCGCGCCGGCCGCGTGTTCGACGCCGAGGCCGTGGCCGTCGGCGCAATGCAAGCACTGCCGGGAGAAGTAAGCCGGATCGAAGTTGAAGACGAAGAAACACTGTTGCTTGACCTAACCCTTGATAACGAGGAGACCCTGTAATGACCGAAAAGACCTACCCGCAGCACTACACGCAAGCCGACATCGCCGCAATCGAACGCATCCTGAAGTGGATGGAGGATCGCAACTACAAGCAGGCCGCGCTGGCCAGGCTGTCGCGCGTGGCCGCAAGCACGCTCAACCAGATACTGAACGGCGTGTACATCACCAGCCCGAGCAAGCAGCTCGCCGCGCTCGAATCGGCGATGCGCCATGCCGACGAAGCCAGCACCGACTCAATCGCGCCGGTGGAAACCAGCGTGTTCAAGCTCGCGCAGACCAGTTGCGCGATGGCGCGGCGCTACCGCAACTTCGCCGTGCTCACCGGCTTCGTGGGCACCGGCAAGACCTTCGGCATCAAGCGCTATGCAGCCACGCACAGCAACACCCACCTGATCGAGGCCACGCCTACCATGACGCGCGCCAGCATGGTCAAGCAGCTCGCGCGCGTGGTGGCCGGATACGACGGCAAGGGCAGCATAGACGACAGGTTCCGCATCGTGGTGGATGCGCTGCGCAACACCGACAGCCTGCTGATCGTGGACGAGGCCGAGACCCTCACCCCGGCTCAACTGCACACCCTGCGGCGGCTGCGCGACCTTGCCAACGTCGGCATCCTGCTGTGCGGCACGGAGCGCCTGCACAGCATCATCAAGCCGGAGCACGGCCAGTTCGACCAGATACGCAGCCGTGCCGGGTTCTGGCCCGAGACGGTGCGCCACATCACCCAAGAGGACGCAGCCGCCCTGGTGCAGTCCGGCTTCGGCACCGAGGACGTGCCGGATGACGTAGTGCAGCGGCTCTACCAGTACTGCCAAGGCAGCGCCCGCATGCTGGTGGAGGGGCTGATCGCGGGAATCAAGGAATTCCGCAAGAACCGCCCGCTGGACGTGAAGCTGGTAGACGCCGTGGCCAAGCAGGCGCTGTGCCTGCAATCGTTGGCGTAGGGGGCGAGATGACAGCCGATCACGCATCGCGCATCAAGGCGCAACAGCAACAGGACGCCGAACTCGCGGCCATCAAGGAACTGGAAGAACGCACCGCGCCGCTGTTATGGGCGGTCTATGGGGCGGTGCTGGTTGTCGGGTTGATCTTCGCCATCGGAAACGCCGCCGGGTTTGTGGAGGGCTACGAGCGGCGGATCGACCAACTGGCGCAGGAGAACGCCGCGCTCAAGGCCGATGTCGCGCAGTTTGTCGATTGTCTTAACGGGGGCCGGTTCGATGTGGACGGCCGTGAATTGACCTGCAAGATCAGGAAGGGAAAACCATCATGAATATGGCAGTAATGAAAGCAATGCAAGCCGAACCCATCGCCCGGTTCAACCAGGCACCGCGCCGCGTCTACAACGCGGAGTTGCGCCGCCAGATCGCCGCCAAGGTGCAACAGTGCACGCGCTGGCTGCGCATAAGCGGGTACGAGGTGGTTGAGGTAGCCGGTGGCCTGCGGCAGCCGCGCGTCGTCATCAAGCATAGCCCGCTGTGCAACCGCCTCGAAGGCGCGGCGGAGGCCTACGAGCGCACGCCGCGCGGGGGGCGCCGCTACCGCTATGTGGTGCGATTCGATTGCATGGTTGAGTGGGAAAAAAGCGAGGCGAACCATGCAGGCCAATAAATTCGAGGTGGCAAAAAAACTCGCTGGCGCGGCCTTCGTGCTGGACAACACACGGTGTGAATGGCCGGACGAGGATCAGGCAGCATTGCTGCACCTGGTTGTGCTGATGCACAACACAGCAGAAAGACTGGTCTGTTTCCGCAAGGATGAAATGCACCGGATGATCGCTGGAGCGGCGCTATGAGCCTCGTTATCAACTTGCAGCAGTACGAAGCGCTCACCGGCCTGCGCAAAAAGATTGCAGCCGCCATCAGCGACAACAACGCCGAGGAAATGCACCGCGCCATCGGCATGGTGCATGGCTACCTGATCGGCCTGTTCACGGCAGGTGAGATCGACATCAACGATGTCAACTCGCTGGAGGCGGAGACGATGGCTAACGTCGATTTCCTGCTCAACGTCCGGAAGGTCTGCAATGGCCGATGACCTGAAAACCGCCATCCGCGCCGCCCTGGCCGGGTCGAGCAGCCAGAAGCCGGTGGACGTGTCCGCGCTCTACAAGCTCGGCAGCGTCGCCAGCGTGCAGGCCGCGCTGCTGGAAATGTACCGCAGCCGCGAGCGCGAGGTTAATTGCTGCCTGACCGTCAAGAAGCGCAAGGAAACCAGCGTGTGGTGGCTGGTGGGCAGGGTGCCCGCGCCGCACAGCTACGGCAGGACGGGCAGGAGCGTATCGGCATGAACGGGGCGGCGCATGGACAAGGAAGCCTTCGAGGAACGAGCCGCGATCCTGGAATTCGACGCCGGAATGCCGCGCGCAATGGCGGAAGCGCGGGCGCGGCAACCCGTAGCGTGCGCTGTGCGCACGGCACGATCCGCGCCGCCGCCGTTGCCGCAGGAAGACAGGCAAACGCCGGGATACATGGAGTTCCGCGACAAGTGGCATAGCAGGACAAGAAAACTTTTTTAACGACCAAAGGAGAGCACGATGAGCACCACCCAAACCATACCAGCAGGCTACCGCAAGGACGCAAGGGGCTGCCTGATCCCCGAGACCATGATCAAGCCGGTCGATCTCAAGCGCGACGAACTAGTGCGCGTGATCGCCGATCAGGCCAAGGCGGTGCAGGAAATCCTGCGCGAATTCAAAGTGAATGTGATGCACAACATCAATGCATTCGTGGACTACTCCGCCAAGGAATACAACGTCGCGATGGGCGGCAAGAAAGGCAACCTCACGCTGTACAGCTTCGACGGCGCATTCAAGGTGCAGGTCGCCATCGCCGAGCACATGGTGTTCGACGAGCGCCTGCAGGCGGCCAAACACCTGATCGACGAATGCATCACCGAATGGGCGAAGGGCAGCCGCGACGAAATCAAGGTGCTGGTGCAGGACGCCTTCCAGACCGACAAGGAAGGCAAGATCAACACCGGCCGCGTGCTCGGCCTGCGCCGCCTCGACATCCGCGACGAGAAGTGGCAGAAGGCCATGCTCGCCATCGGCGAAAGCCTCCAGGTGGTCGGCAGCAAGGAATACGTGCGCTTCTACGAGCGCATCGAGGGAACGGACGAATACCGCCCGATCTCGCTTGATGTGGCGGCGGTGTGAGATGAATCGTAAAGAGTACTTGCTGACCTGCCTTGCTGAAGAGTGTGCGGAGGTTGCACAGGCGTGCTCCAAAGCGCTGCGCTTCGGTCTCGATGACAAGAGGCCGAATCACACGCTTACAAACGCCCAATACATTTCGGCCGAGATAAACGACGTGATTGCGCTGGTTAAGATGCTGGAAGAGGAAGGCTTGCTTCCAAGACAGAACAGCTTCCGTGAAATCGAGGCAAAAAAAGCCAAGATGGAACACTTCATGGAATACGCCAAACAGCGTGGGACTTTGACTGTATGAGCGCCCTCTTCATTTTCACCGCCACCTTCGCCGTGGTGCCGTTCCTCGGGCTGCAAAGCCTCAACGTGAACGGCGGACACAAGACGGCGGCGGTGCTGACTAGCTTCGGCATCGGTGCCGCCAACCTGTTCATCCTCAAGATCATGCCCGGCCCCACCGGCTGGCTGGACGTTGCCGCCTACCTTACCGGCGGGCCGCTGGGCATCCTGGCCAGCATGCACTTGCACCCGTGGATGGTGCGCATGTTCAAAAAACAGGGCCACGGCTAAAGGGCGCGCCGTGGTTCGCATCACCCGCCCATGTTTCACATTGACCATCTACCCAAAGGAGCAAGGAATGACTAAGCAAGAACTGATTGACGCAATCGCAGCAGGCACCGACCAGAGCAAGAAAAACATCGACCAGGTGTTGAACCATCTCGGTTTGGCGGTAATGCATGAGCTGAAGAACGGCGGCGAAGTGACCCTGCCCGGCCTCGGCAAGCTGCACGTCGAGCACAAGGAAGCGCGCAAGGGGCGCAACCCTTCCACCAGGGCCGAGATCGACATCCCGGCCAAGAACGTGCCCAAGTTCAGTGCTGCTAAGGCGCTCAAGGATGCGGTGAACAGCTAAACCATCGCCTGCAGCCCGTTATAGATAGAGGGCTGCGGGAGGCGGTTTAACGCATAGCTACGGAGAATGACATGCAGAAAGAACACCCAGCAGAGAAGGTTGTAATTGCGTTCGACGAAATGCGCGAATTATGTGGTGACTACCACGGCATCAAAGAAGACCACGACAGTCTCCAGTGTACTCATCAAGACGCTGACGACAGAAATGGCAACTGGTGCGCTATGGATACATGCCCATTACTGCGCGAAAAGGCGCGCGAATATAACTTGGGATGGGACTGGTGATGACCAAACTGATCAAACACTACCGCCAGCTCGTCGGCATCGCCAAGGGTTGGGCAATGGCGAATCTGCCGGGCTGGAGCGACGATAGCCACCGCGATCTGCTGCAGCGCCACGGTGCGGTCGAGATCGAGGGGCGCATATCCGCCAGCAGCATGAACGTGCCGCAGCTCGGCGCTGTGCTGGAAGACTACGAGCGCCGGGGCTGGCCGCGCAACAAGCGCGTGTTCAACCCCGCTTCGACAGGCTCAGGGCGAACGGAAAAACGTTCGGTGCCGCCGCGCATCGCCTTCGTGGTGCGCCTGTGGGGAAAGCTCGGCAAGGCGGGCAAGGTGCAGCACGCCGACCGGCGTGCGCTGCTGGCCTTCTGCGCGCGCCAGGTGGGGCATGACGTGCCCGATCTGGACAGCCTCTCGGTGGACGAGTGCCAGAGGATCACCGAGGCCATGAAGGGCTGGCTGGGGCGCTGATGAATACCAACTGGCCCGCCGTCGATCCCGAGCTGCTGCGCTCGCTGCCGCCCGTGCTGGCGGCGGTGGTGCGGGCGCTCGGCTTTGGCCGGGCAAAGGCTTTCCTGGTGGCCCAGGGCGGCGTGAATGTCAACATCCCGAAGTTTCGCTGCAGCTCGCTCGGCCTGGAGCCGGACGAGCTGGAAAGGCTGCGCGAAACGCTCGAACCGCACATGGACGCAGCCGGGCGCGTGTGGATGCCGAAGCCTGACAAGCTGTTTCAGATCGTGCGCAATGCGCACATCCGCACCACGAAGTACAATGCCAGCATCAATGCCCAGGCGCGTGAAAACAACCTTTCAAGCCGCCAGATACTCAACATTCGGCGCGAGGAAGATGATGGTTGTCAGGGTGCGCTGTTCTAGGAGACTTCGAATGAGCAACGGAAACGGATTTACGGAATGGCTGCTGATCGGCGGCCCTTGGAACGGAAAGAAACTGCGCATCAAGGCAGGCAAGTCAGTAATCCTGGAAGCTGACGGGAAAAAATATCTCTACGAAGGGCGAGAGTTTTTCCTGGCTGGAAAATATTATCGCATAGGCGTCACTGAGGAGATTCCAGATCGGGAAATCTTGAATCTGATCTTTGAGACTGGATTGGAGCCTGTGCGTATCATCGCAACCCCCATTTAAAAACCGCACAGACCCATTTAAAAAACCCGAGCACCACACCGCCCGACCCATCACCCCACCCGCAGGGGTGAGCCGCTCAAATCGCGTTTAAACGCGTTTCGCAAAAACCGCCTTCAGGCGGGAAACATTTCCCGCCTAATTTCAAATCCCGCCGCGCGCGAAGATGCGTTCCATCACAGGAGCGCACATGCCGCAAACCAAACAACCGCAGCACAACCTTTCATTCGCCGCTCTTACTTACGAGCTCGTTACCGGCGCGGACGGTATTACCACCGAGGCGCACCTGTTGCCGCCCGGCCCGTTCCGCTCGACTGACGTTCGTCCGGTGGGGTGCGCCGCCTGGCAACTTGACGCGCAGATCGCGGCGCGCGTGATCGCGCTGGCATCGGCAAGGAAGACCGACACGCTGATCGACTACGAGCACCAGTCCCTGCGCTCCAGGGACAACGGCAAAAAAGCGCCTGCCGCCGGATGGGTGCCCAATACATTCGAGTGGCGAGAAGGCAAGGGTCTCTATGCCGTCGGCATTTCCTGGACTGACGACGCCAGGGCCGAGATCGTCGCGAAGAAATATCGCTACATCAGTACGGTCTTTTTTTACGACGCAGAAACCGGCGAGGTGCTGGAGATCGTTTCCATCGCCCTGACCAACACTCCGGCCCTGGACGGGCTGGACGCGCTGGCCGATCTGGCGCGCAAGTTTTCGACCGCCGGGGGTCTGCCGCCCGGAAACCAAAACAGAGGAGATGTTGATATGCCCGACGAAAAGCAAGTGGCGGCGCTCACCGCCGAGCGCGACAAAGCAACCGCACAGGTGGCGGCGCTGACCGCCGAGAAGGAAACCCTGAACAAACAAGTGGCCGACCTGACCAGCAAGAACACCGAGCTGACCGGCAAGGTTGCCGGTTTTGAGCAGGAAAAGGCCTCCGCCGCGCTCGCCGCCGACAAGGCCAAGCACGCGGAGCTGCTCAAGGCGGCGCTGGCCGACGGCCGCATTCCTCCCGCGCTGAAAGGCTGGGCGGAAAAGAAGAGCCTCGCCGATCTGACCGAATACCTGGAATCCGTCAACCCGCTCGCGATGCTGAACAAGCAGGTCGGAGACGGTAAGCCTGGCGACGGCAGCCACGGCTTGAGCCGGGTCGAGCTGGCGGCTTGCGCGAAGGCTGGATTGACGCCGGAAGCGTTTGCGAAGGCAAAAAAAGGCATGTAACCGTAACTTAATAGAGAGGAAAACAACATGGGAGCACTGATCAATCTTACCCAATCACAGCTCGACGCAATCAATACAGCGTTGGTCGCCAGGTTTAACAATGGTCTTACGCAAGGAAAACCAGACTGGAAGAAGCTCGCTATGCAGATACCCAGCGACAGCGATTCCAATACGTATGCATGGCTGTCACAGTTCCCCGCTTTCCGCGAGTGGGTCGGTGCGCGCCTGCACAAGCTGTTTAGCGAAACTGCTTATCAGGTCAAAAATCGCAAGTTCGAGAACACGGTCGATATTCCCGTGGAAAAACTCGAAGATGATAAGTGGGGGATGTACGCCGGTCTCGCGGAAATGCACGGTATCTCAGTCACTGATTTGCATAACGAGTTGGTGTTTTCCAAGGTTGCGGCCGGATTTTCCGAAGTTTGCTACGACGGCCAGTTCTACTTCGACACCGACCACCCTGTTTACCCTAACGAGGATGGCACCGGTGTTCCAACGACCGTCAGCAACATGCAGGCCGGTGTAGGCGAGCCATGGATTCTGTTGTGTACAGACCGTGCCCCAAAGCCACTCTATCTGCAGGAGCGCTCCCCAGCGCAGTTCTGGATCAAACCGAACGCCCTGACCAGTGACTATGTTTTCGACAACGACGCTGTTCCCGTTGGCGGACGATGGCGCGGCGAGGCCGTATTCGGCTTCTGGCAGTTGGCGTTCGGCTCCAAGGCTGCTGCGACCGTCGAGAACTTTGAGGCGGCGTTCAAGGCAATGGAAACGGTGAATCGCGATGGCGAGAAACCGATTGGTGCCACCCCGAACTTGCTGGTTTGCGGCCCGAACAATCGTTCCGCATTTGAGCAGATTCTGAAGACACAAAAGAATGCGGCCGGTGCAGACAACATCAACTACAACAAGGTCGAACTGTTCGTCACGCCCTGGGTGCGTGCCTAAGTAACACCTGAGAGAGCGTAGCACGCTACCCCGGAGGCGATGGCCTCCGGGTTGTGTAAGAGAAACCAACAAACCAGGAGAAAGACTATGGCAACAATCATGTATGTGCGCGTGCACCCCAAGAGCGGTCAGACGAAGTTCTTCCGCTGTGGCATTGGCTTCACCAAGGAATGGCAGAAGGTGGAAGTCGATGCGGCCACCGAAAAGCGCCTCAAGGAAGAGCAGATGCTGGAAGTATCGGAGACCGAGCCGGAAGGCTATTCCGCAGGCCAGCAGGATGCCGGCCAGGGCAATGCGCCCGTCGTTCCGACCGATCCGGCCGAGCGCATCGCGGCGATCAAGGACGCCATCGGCAAGCTGGACAAGGCCGATGCCGCGCTGTGGACGAACAGCGGTATGCCAAAGGTTCCCGCCATCTCGGCGGTGATCGGCTGGGAAATTACCGCCGCCGAGCGTGATGCGGCCTGGGCTGAAATTCAGGACGGGCAGTAGTCCTTCGACAAGCTCAGAACGAACGGATAAGAGGCATCCATGACTACGCGCTGCGCGCCCCCTCACCCTAACCCTCTCCCGCTTGCGGGAGAGGGGACAACCGTGAAAGGCGTCCTATGACCTTTGCCACCCGCGCCGATCTGCTGGCACGCAGCAACGCTCGCCGACTTGCTCAACTGGCGGTTCCCGCCGATGTTGACATGCCGCCGGACGATGCGCTGCGGGTCGCGGTTGCGGGCGGCGATCTCAGCGGATACACCGTGGCGCAGCAGGCATCTCTGACGCTGGCGCTGGACGCCATCGACAAGGCGCTGGGCGACGCCGAGGAGCTGGTGATTTCCTACGGCATCCCGGCGGGTACGCAGACGCCGTTGCTGGCCAGGCTGACCTCGACGATTGCGCTCTACTTCCTGCAGGGCGCGGAGCGCATGACCGACGACGTGAGCAAGGCATACGACGGCGCGATAGCTACGCTCAAGGCGCACGCTCGCGGTGAACTCAATCTGGTGCCGGTTGCCCCTGCCGTTCCGCCGCTGCCGGCCGATCAGGTGTTGATGGAAAGCGCGCCGCGCCGGTATGGCGGCCAACAGCCTGCGGGAGATTGGTGATGATCTCGCTGAAGCCGTTGATCGCGCTGTTGAAGGCGAAGCCGGATTGGTTTGACGGGCAGTGGTTCCGTGATGTTTCCGGGGCGGCAGACTATGCCAGCCTCAATCCTGATGCACTCCCGCTGCCGGCCGCATGGATTGTGCGTTCTTCGGAAAGCGCAAAGAGCGCCGGAGAGCGCGCGGTACGCCTGAAGCTGTCTTTCGATGTAGTGATCGCCATAAGCAACGAGCGCATCCATGCGCACATGGATGCAGATGAAACGCTGTTGCAATACCGCAAGGCCGTTGAGGCGCTGCTGCTCGGCTGGGAGATCGAGGCAGACGTGCGCCCCGTCCAGTTCGAGGGCGGCCGCGTTATCGAGTATGCGAAGCGCGACATTTTCTGGGCTGACAAATACAGCTTCGAAGCCCTCATCACCAACTATTTACCCGACCCCGTCGCCTATGGCGGCTTAACCAACACAGGAGGTAGCACCCTATGATCTCGTTCAAATACATCCCGGAGGCGCTGCGCTATCCGGGCGCATACATCGAAGTTGACGGCTCGCAGGCCGGGCTGGGCGGCGATATTCCGGCCGTGCTGCTGGTCGGCCATAAGCTGGCGACCGGCACCGCCCCGGCGGGCGAGATCGTGCGCCTGGCTGGCCCGGAAGACGCTAAGGAAAAGGCCGGTGATGGTTCGATGTTGCACCAAATGGCAAAGCGCTATCGACCCATCGATAAGGTACTTGATATCTACATGCTGCCCTATGCGGACAACGTGGCCGGTGTGCAGGCATCCGCTCCCATTACCGTGACCGGTGTGCCGTCCTCCAACGGCGTGCTGGCGCTGTACATTGCAGGCAAGGTGGTTAATGTAGCCATCACCGCCAACCAGACGGTTGACCAGGTTGCCACCGCGATTTCTGACGCGATCACGGCGGCCGGTACCGATATCCCGGTGACGGCTGCAGCCGTTGCGGCCGTGGTCACGCTCACCGCGCGCCACAAGGGCACCTGCGGCAACAATATCGACATCCGTTTGGCGCTTTACGGTGAGCCGATCCCGGCCGGACTGGCCCTGACCACCACCGCCATGTCCGGCGGCGCGGGAGATCCCGTTCCTGGCGACCTGACTGCCATCCTCGGGCCGCGCTGGTATCGCTACATCGCCCTGGGCATCAACGATGCTGCCACGCTCGCCGCCTGGGATGCGGAAAGCAAGCTGCACTATCTTCCGCCGATCCAGGCAGGCTTCCGCTGCTTCACGTCCCATCGCGGCGACTACGCGGCAGCGGCGGCATTCGGCGAGACCAAGAATTACGAGCACATCGCCGACCTCAGCCTGGAGCTGAACCCGACCAGCACCTGGGAAGCGGCGGCCATCGTCTGCGCCGCCGCAGCGCCGCGCCTCTACAACAACCCGGTCGAGTCGCTGGAAGGCATCTCATTGCCCGGCATGATCGGCGTGAGCTACCACGATTGGACGAACGCCAACAGCCTGCTGTTCAAGGGTATGTCGGTGATGCAGGTCGGCAAGGACGGTTCGTGCAGCATCAAGCGCCTGATCTCGATGTACCAGTTCAGACCGGACGGTAGCGCCGACGATGCGTTCCTGGACATCAACACCGCCGAAGTGATGGAGCGCATCCGCTACGAGCAGCGCATCGGCGCGATCAAGCGCTTCACCGGCACGGCAGCGGCCAAAAGCAACGAAGGCTATCGCCCCGGCCTGCGCATCACCACGGTGGACGATGTGCGCGCCTACCTGCTGAGCCTGTACAAGAACACGCTGATGCAGGAATTCGGTTGGGTGCAGGAATACGGCTACTACAAGGATCACCTGGTAGTCGAGCAGCACCCGACCAACCCGAGCCGCTTCAACTTCAAGGATGAGCCGGTGCTGTTGTCGCCGTACTACATCCTGGCGGGCGTCGGACAGTTCCGCAAGGCGGTCTAACCTCTTCCCCCTCTCCCGCTTGCGGGAGAGGGATGGGGAGAGGGTCATTAAACTTGATTTGAAAGGAATTCAAACATGGCTCAATTGAACAACATCCGCACCGTGTCGGTGCCTTCCATCGGCAAGCTGCCGCTGGCCGAAAAGCCGGGCACCTTCACGCCCAGCGGCACGAAACGCGACCACAAGCCGGGCCGCTTGCCGGAAGACGGCGGTTACACCGAATCCGGCGTCGGCGCGAAGCTGGAACTGAACCTCAACCTGCAAGGTGGCATCGACGCGCAGACCTTGAACAACATCAAGGACGAGGACGTGACGGTGCGCCTGGCCGACGGCAGCGTGCATCTGTTGAGCCGCGCTTTCGTCACCGAGCCGGTGGGCGTGAGTGATGGCGAAAGCAAGCTGACCATCATGTCCAACACTTCCGAAAAGATCGCGTAGGTGCGGCATGGCGAAGCTCAAACTCAAGCACCCGCTGACCTTCGGTAAAACGACCGTCGAAGAGCTGACGTTCCGCGATTATCCCATCGCGTCGGACTATCTCAGCTTCGACCGGCGCGGCGGCGTGGCGCAACGCATCGCGCTGATCGCCAGCCTGACCGGAACCGACGAACAGGTGGTCGAGCACCTGCATGGTTCCGACTATCGCAGGGCCGAGGCGATGGCCGACAAGATGATGGCGGACGACGAGGCCGAAGCGCTGACCGACGAAGAACTGTTCCCGAAGCCGAAAACGCCGGAACAGGAGGCGGCGGAAAAAAAGTCACAAGAATCGTGACGGCTGCGTCGCTGGTGATGAACGTCCTGCACCAGCCCGAACCCATCGTCATGTCCTGGCCGCTGCCCAAGCTGTTCATGTACGCCGGGATCGCCGCCTCGATGTCAGGACGGAAATTTGACTAACCATGTATGGAGACAACTATGAGCAAAGACGAACAAGCCATCGAAGCAGAAATTCAAGCCAAGGGACTCAACGCCCCGCGTCTCTCGCCTGAGCGGATTGACGCAGTGATCGTGGAAGAGGACTACCACGTCTTCCCCGGAACGACGCTGACGGTGTGCTGCCTCAAGTTGCGCAACGGCTTCACCGTGACCGGCGAGAGTGCGGCGGCCAGCCCGGAGAACTTTGACGCCGAAATCGGCCGGAAGATCGCCAGAAGCAACGCCCGCGACAAGATTTGGGCGCTCGAAGGCTACGCCCTCCGCGAACGTCTGTCCGAGAAAGAGTAAGGCCCATCATACGGGCGGGAAACATTTCCCGCCTGACCGCGCCACCCGCGCGCGCGTAAGCTCCGGTGTAAATCCATCGGAGCTTTTTTCATGTCAGAACCAGCCGTCCGCGCCGAGCTTCAAATCACCTTAAAAGACGGCTCTACAGCCGGTTTGAAAGCTATCGCCGCCGAGGCGGAAAAGACGGCGAAGAAAATCTCGTCCGCCTCCGAAGAGGCGGCCAAGAAATCGACCTCAGAAACCGAGAAATCAACCTCTCGCCAGCGCTCAAGCTACGAACGCCTGTCCCATGCGCGCGAAGTGCTGGGCGTCCGCTCCGAGCGCTCCATCCAGCGCGAAATCCAGCAGACCGAAGCCGCCTACAAGCGCCTTGAATCTTCCGGCACGGTGTCTTCCGAGGCACTGGCCCGCGCCGCCGAAAAGACCCGCGAGAAGATCACCAGGCTGACCAACGAAATGGGCAAGCTGACCGCCGAGCAGAAGCGCGCTGCGCAGGAAGCGGAGAAGTTCGAGAAGATCAACACGCGCATCCGCACCGGCATCGCCGTCGGCGCGGGTGTCGCCGCCGCCGGTTACACCCTGTCCGGCCCGGCCAGGGCGGCGATGTCGTTCGATGAGCGCCTGGCCAGCATGTCGAATACCGCTTATGCCGAGCGTGACGCCGCCGGGCGCGTAATCGGCATGCGGGAGCTGGAAGCTGTCATCAACAAGGCCGTGCGGCCCGGCATCGGCGGCGGAACGCGCGAGCAGGCGGCCGAGGCGCTGGATGCGATGATCGCCAAGAACACGCTGGGCTATCAGCGCTCGATTGAGTTCCTGCCGACGGTGATGAAGACCGCCAGCGGGGCCAGCGCAGACCCGACGCAGATCGCCAACCTGGCAAGCGTCCTGGTCGGCCAAAAAGTGGTGTCGAACGACGCCGAGCTGAAGACCGCGCTGAACATGGTCACCGCAGCCGGGCAGGCCGGAGGATTCGAGATCAAGGATATGGCGCGCTGGCTTTCCCAGCAGATGCCGCTGGCGGGCAAGGCTGGCCTGATGGGGTTGGACGGCCTGCAGAAAGTGCTGGCCATGAATCAGGCCGCCGTGCTGACCGCAGGCACCACCGACGAGGCCGGAAACAACGTCAAGAACCTGCTCGCGAAGCTGGCCTCACGGGATACCGCCACCGACTTCGAGAAGGCCGGACGCGGCGACCTGACCGCGTACATGATGAACCAGCGCCTGAAGGGCGTCGACGCCGTCAGCGCCTGGCAGAACATCATCGACAGCGAGGCCGAGAAAGACCCGCGCCTGCAAGCCGCCATCGCCAAGCTTAACCAGACCAAGGACAAGGGCGAACAGGCGCGGATACTCGAATCCATCAAGGCGCTGTCCGAGGGCGGCGTGATCGGCAAGTATTTCCAGGACATGCAGGCCGTCGGCGCGCTGATGGGGCTGCGCAACAAGGACGTGGTCGGCAACGTGGAAGCGGCGATCTCGCGCAACCGCAAGGAATTCGGCGTGAACGACGTTAACTACGAGGTGATGAGCGGCACCTCTTCGTTCCAGGTGCGTGCGGCATCGCAAGCGAAGGAGGCCGCCCAGAAGAGCGCGATGGACGGCCTTACCCCGGCCATCGGACGCGCGGCCGAGATGTTCACCGACATCGCCAACAAGCACCCGGTATTGATCGGCGCGACGACGCTGGCCACCGCCGCACTCGGCGCGCTGGCCACCGCCGCCGGTTTATCTTCGATGGCGCTGGGCGGCAAGGGCAACGCCATTGCCAGAACCGCCGCGAAGTACATGCCGACCGTCGGCAAGACCGCCCGCGCGGGTGGAATCGGTGTCGGCGCGCTGGTGGGAGGCTATGCCCTGGACAAAGCCTTCGGCGAAGAATCGGCGATCTCGCGCTACGGTTCCAGCATGCTCAACGGTGCCGCCATCGGCGCAACCGTCGGCAGCTTTGTCCCGGTGCTGGGCACCGGGATCGGCGCAGCGGTCGGCGGCGGGATTGGTGCGCTCTACGAGGGCATCAAGGATGCCTTGAAGCCTGCCGAGCAAAAGCCGGTGGACGTGGATGCCAAGCTGACGGTAGGCCTCGCCCCCGGCCTGGTGTTGCAGAGCCAGTCGGTGCAGACATCCGGTCAGGGTAACGTGCAGATGAACACCGGCAGCCTGTGGAGTACTCCGTGAGCTGGCGCGAGCGCCTGGTGCGCGCCGAGCTGCGCGGTTTCGAGTTCCTGACCGACAGCCACGATACCAAGGGCGGCCGCCGCTTGGTGGTGCACGAATATCCGGGCGGCGATGTTCCGGCAGTGGAAGACCTCGGCGAAAAGGCCGGTGAATGGAACCTGAACGCTTATTTCATCGGCCCCGATTACGACCTGGAGCGCAATGGTTTTCTGGGAATCCTGAATCAGCCTGGCGCGACATGGTTGATGCACCCGTGGCTCGGCCGGATATGGGTGCGCGTGCGCGACTGGTCGGCCCACGAAAGCAACCGGGACGGCGGCATGTGCACGGTCTCCGTCCACTTCGTGCCGGGCGGGTCAAGCATTCAGCCAATATCGGATAGGGTCGATATTGCAATCGACCGGGTCATCAAGTTCAAGCAGGTCGTTCAGGACAAATTCGCGCTTGAGCCGATGTCTGCCGCCTCGATGACCAGCATGATCGCTTCGGTGCAGGGCCAGCTCGACCGCGTGCGCAGCCTGATCTCGCTGGCGACCTTACCGCTGACCCTCGCTAACCAGGCGCGCGGTGTGATCGACGGCATCAAGGGCGACGCGGCGGCGCTGATGGCTGTTCCGGCTCAGTACGCGGCGGCCATGCGGTCTTTTTCCAACCTGCTCGGCTCGGGCGATGCGGCGGGCAACTCGGCTTCCTCGACTGGCTATTCGTCCTCCGGCGTCTCGGACACGGCTTTGCCGCAGGTGGTGGATAGCCTGGTGTCGATGACAAAGCTGCCCGCGCCGGTGCCGGGCGGTGCGGGCGACTCACCGGCCTTGCGCGTAAACCTGCGGCGTGAGGACGATTGCCGCCGCCGCCTGATGCTGGCCGGTGCGGCGCAGGCCGCGCTGGCCGACTATCGCTCGGCAGAAGACCGGGACGCTGCGCTGGCCAGCGTGCTGCAGGCGATGGACAGGATGCTGCCGGACATGTCCGACGAGGTGTTCGAGGCGGCGCTCGATTGCCGCGCGACGCTGATCGATGCGCTGCTCGCGCAAGACCTCGAACCCGCCCAGGTACGCGACATCGTATCCCCGCTCCCGGCTACGGTGCTGGCGCACCGGATGGAAGTGGACGAGGCGGTGTTCCTGGTGCGCAACAAGGTGCGTCACCCGCTGTTCGTGAGGGGGCGCGTCCGTGGCTAACCTGGTGGAAATCCAGTTCGACGGCAAGCGCTACGGCTTCTGGAAGAACGTGCGCATTCGCGGCTCGGTGGACGAATTGTGCCAGGCAGTGCAGCTCGGCGTGACCCTGCCGGGTTCCGGAGATTCGCTCGGGCTGAATGCAAACACCGTGGTGCGGGTGCTGATCGACGGCGAACTGGTGGCGACCACCCGCACCGGGAAGATTCGCCGCAAGGTCGGAGCGGAAGAGCACGCCATCCGCTTCGAGGCACGTTCGCTGGCGCGCGAGCTGGTCGATTGCCAGTACTCGAAGACGCTGTCGGGCCTCAAGCTGGGCGAGATCGTGAAGCGCCTTTGCGGCCTGTTCAAAGTGCCTGTGAAGATCGAGGCCGACACCGCCGTGGTGCCGGAATTCTCGATGCAGTGCGAGACTCCGGCCAATGCCCTCATCAACGCGGCGCGCACGGCCAATGTGCTGCTCTACCCGACGCCTGACGGCGGCCTGGTGCTGGCCGCGCCGTCGAACGATGCGCCGGTGGCCACGCTGGTGTACGGCGTGCACATAAAAAGCTACGAGATCGTGGACGACTACGACATGCGGTTCTCGGAGTACGTGGTCAAGAGCTTCGACTACGAGGGCGGCGCGGCGCTGAAAGGCGCGGTCAAGGATGACGGCATCGGCTTTTTTCGCCCGATGCACATCGTGTCCGACCGCCACGGCCACAGCACGGGCAGTTGCACCCGGCGCGCGGAACTGGAGCGCAGCCGCAGGCTGGCGCGGGCGCATGCGATCCAGTTGGAGGTGTACGGCTGGCGGCATGAATCCGGCCTCTGGCCGCTCAACAAGCAGGTGCGCGTGGTGATCCCGCAGGAGGGCATCGACGGCGTGTTCCTGATCGGCGACCGCGAGTTCATCCAGGACGACAAGTCGGGCACGGTGGCCATGCTGCAGGTGATGCACCGCAACGCGTTCCTGGGCGAGCCGCCGAACAAGAAAACCAAGCGCAGCGCGGGAGCAAGGAAATGATCCGGCAGATGTGGAGCCGCCTGCAACTGATCGTCGCCCAGGGTGTGGGGGTGATGACCACCCGCGACAAGGTCCAGGTGACGGTGCTCGATGGCGACGACGTGCCGCAGAACGTGCGCCGCGTCGAGCCTTACGGATTCAGCTACCGCCCGCCGCGCAAGGGCTTTCAGGCGTACATGGTGTTTCCGGCCGGAGACCGCTCGCACGGCCTGTGCCTGATCATCGGCGACAAGCGCTACCAGATGGACTTGCAGGAGGGCGAGACGGCGCTGCATGACGACGAGGGCAACCATGTCCACATCAAGCGCGGCGGCGTGATCGAGGTCAAGGCGGCGACCAAGGTGATTGCGCAAACGCCGCTATTCGAGACCAGCGGAGACGCGAAGATCGGCGGCAAGCTGACGGTGCTGGGCGGCGCGGACATCACCGGCGCGATGAAGAACAACGGCAAGAACGTCGGCGACACGCACACCCACGCTGAGACCGGCGCAAACACTTTAGGGGTGAACTGATGCTGAAACTGGTGCAGATCGACAACGGTGTATTTGACCTGGCATTCGACGATCCGGCGCTGGCCGACGAGGACGCGGCCGTGGCGACGCTGGTCTACGCGGTGCTGTTCTCCGATTCGGAGGCTCCGCCAGAGCGCGTTTCCGACCGCTACGAGCGGCGCGGCTGGTGGGCAGACCCGGAGGCGGGAAGCGGCCTGTGGCATGTGCGCCGCCAGCCGCTTGGCAGCGCGGCTCGGCGCGAGACGCTGGCGATGATCGAAAACGCATTGACCAGCCACGGGCTGGCCGGTGTTCAGGTGACCGAGCAGGCCGATTCGGCGGGAAACGTTTCCAGCGTATTGCTCCAGGTAACGGGGCGGCACAATGGCCGTAACTTCACCGTGAAAGTGCCGTTGTGAAAAATTTATTTTTACGTTCGTCCCCTCGCCCGCTTGCGGGAGAGGGTTAGGGAGAGGGTTTCGTGATCCCGTATAACCGCCCCGCCTATCTTGCGCTGCTGACGCGCGTCGAAAGCGATCTGGCCGCGCTGCCTGCGGTGCTGCGTCTCCAGCTCTCCGCGATGTGGGCGCGCACGGTCAACGGCATGCACGGGCACCTAGACTGGATCAGCCTGCAAAATTCCCCGCTGACCTGCGAACTGGAGCGGCTCTACGATTGGGCCGCCCTCTACGAGGTAGATCGCCTGACGGCAAGCAAGGCCGAGGGCGCGGCGCTGGCCAGCGGCGTGGCCGGTACGCAGTTGCTGGCCGACACCTTGCTGCGCGGGTTGAACGGCCTGGATTACGTTGTGCTGTCCGCCGTGGCGCTGGGTGCGGGCGATACCGCCGTGTCCATCCGCTGCACCACGGCGGGCAGCGCCGGGAACCTTGTCTCCGGACAGACATTGACGCTGGTTGACCCGGTGCCTGGCTGCGGCAGCACGCTGACCGTCGGCGCGGGCGGCATCACCGGCGGTGCGGAAGACGAGGCGGTGAACTCATGGCGCGCCCGCGTGGTCGAGGAATGGGCGACGGTGGTATCGAGCGGAGCGCGCTCCGGCAGGCCGGACGATTATCGTTTCTGGGCGCGCAGCGCCCACCAGTCCGTGACCGGCGCGCTGGTGCAACTGCACACCCTGGGCATGGGCACGGTGCTGGTGCGCCCGGTCTGCAACGGGCTGGCCGACCGCCTGCCGACGCAGGCCGTGCTCGATGCCGTTGCGGTCAAGTTCGCGGCCATTGCGCCCGCAAACGCGGACTGGAGCGTTGCCGCGCCGTCGGTGCACCCAGTCACGCTGACCATCCACCTGCTGCCCGCCGTAGATACCGCCGAGAACCGTGCGGCAATCCAGGCGACACTCAATAACCTCGTGCTGACCAAGGGCGGCACCAGCGACGAATCCCTGCAACTGCTCTGGGCCGAGGTGGATGCGGTGATCGCCGTCATCACCACGCAGTACGCGCTCGACGAGTCCGGCAGCATCACCTGGCTGGCATACGAAGTTCCGGTGCTGCAGCCGGTGAACTGGATATAGCCATGAAGCTGCCTATTTATACCGCCTCAAATTATGCCGCCGCCCAGGGCGCGCTGCTGCAGCCAGGCGCGGCCTTCAAATGGCCGCAAGGCGGCTTCGGCGACACGCTGTTGAAGGGGATGGGCGCGGAGCTGGAACGCATCGGGGAAGGCGCGCAGGCCGCGCTCGACGCGGCCATTGATGCGCATAGGCCGAAGTACACAAACTGGCACATCGACGAATACCGCCGCGTGGCCAATGAGGCGATTGCAGGCGTGGCCGAGACCATGCCGCGCAAGCCGTTTACGGCAGGAAGCAAGGCCGGACAGCGGCTCTGAAGCCATGCGGCACCTGGACTGAATTTCCCGGTGCCGCTGGTGCAAGTCGATCACCTGCTCGGCCCATTCCGGGCTGGCAGCAAGGCTGGGCAGCAACTATGGGGGACGCGCAGCCGCTATGTGCTGCGCGTGCGCTACTACCGCTCGGTGGTAAACCCCAGGCCGCTGTGGGACGCGCTCAATGCATTCAAACAGGCGCACGTGCGCCTGTGGTTCGAAGACATCACAGGAACAGGAGGAAGCTATGCATAAAATTGATGGGGCCGGACACGTCAATCACACTTTCGTGAACGAAGACCCGGCGACGAACAGGCCGGGGACGGAGGTCACGCCGGAATGGCTGAATGCCCTCCAGGAGGAAAATACCAACGTTATCGAGTTAGCGCAGATCGCGCTGAACAAGGGTGACAACACCCAGCTCAAACAGGCACTGTTAGCGCTGTTCCCCTTGAAGGAAGGCTCCGCCGGGGTGCTGCGAACTTTGACTCCGGCCGGAGGTGCGCGCGTGCGCGAGCTGGGCGACATCCCCAACGCCGCCACGGTCGGAGGCATCGAGTACGGCATTGCCTACAACTGCAACATCGACCCAGTCACCGGCGTGTGGGCCGGACGCGACGTGGCGGACATCTGCTGGCTGGAAAAATGGACGGACGTCGGCGGCGTGAAGGAATTCTGGTACGCGCCGAATGCGGCGGATGGGGCGGCACCGGCCTGGGCGCT